AGAACCGCCCGCCGAACTGCTGAGCCGCCATGCCTACGCCGAGAGCATCTTTCATGATGTCAATGACGTTCATGCCCTGAATGCCGTTGTGGCTTAGTCCTTTGTAGTGGTACACGTCTCGCTGAGGAAAACGGATTTCCTCACTTTCAATTCGCGTGACGTACCACAAAACGCCGTCATACATGGCCGGGAATGTCTTCTGCGGATCAAGCAAATACATTTCCAGAGGATTGCCCCGCGAATCACGATCGATGACCGCGTACCCGTTTCCATACAGGGCAGCCATTGCCGTGATGACTTCGATAAACGTGCCAGCGTCCATGTTCTCGTTCATGTCCCCGCTGAACATAACATTTGCTGGATGCTGCTCATCATATTGCCGGTCGCTTCCGTCTCGCTTGAAGCAGTCGAACGGCAGACATGAAACCCGCGAACTGATCAGGTTGATTGCACGCCAGAGCGGTGGATACCCCATCGCTGACATCGGAGTAACCCGGACGCCTGCCGATGACTTGCCGCCACCGATGATTGAAGTCCACCCTCCCGCGTCACGCGCCGACAAGTTCTGCAGGCCGCTGCCGATCGGGGATGGATTCGCGATAATTTCAGAAACGCCGTACATTCAAAGCACCTTAGAAAAGAACGACGCCTGAACCGGCGGTGGAATATGCAAAGCTTGACTCACCCTTTTCGACACCAGCAAGAGCCATGACGGCTGCCTGCATTCCGTCGATCGTCCTGACATCATCTTTCCCGTTAGGTTTGCACAGCAGGCCATTCTTCCCCCTTGTCACGTTGCTGGCCTGCCATGCGGCAATTGGGTTTCCATCGTGCGTTAATTTGTGGGACATCACCAGCTTTTCGAATTCTTCAATCGGTTCATTCAAAATGAACGGGCCTTGCCCGCATTCCTCGATTGGAAACTCTGCGGGCCGATGCTTCCACGTTCCGTCGCTGTTCTGCTCTCCAACCATCACCCGCTGAATCAAATAGTCTGCGAATCGCTTGTCGTAAAGTAGTTTTTGAATCTGAAACCGTTGTCCAATTTCGCACAGCGTTGACCAGACATAATCATAGTCGATCCAGTCGCCATCTGTCAGGGTCAATTGAGCCTTTTCGTCATGCTCCCAGTCAGTAAATGGAGCAGCCGCGACACGCTGTTTTGCCGTGTCTTCAGGCATCCAGAACCACCACCGAAAGTGCAGCGTGCCGTCATGGTCTTTGAAGCAAAGACACAACGCGGTCAAGTCACGAGTTCGTGACAGGTCAAGCCCCGCCCAGCATGGCAGCGTTTCAAGATGTTCCCACGACACGTCACGCTGACAGGCTTCCCAGTCGTGAGCCTGAAGAAATGGATTTGATGACTGCTGCCAAATGTTAAGCCGGTACATTTTGAACGTTCGCAACGCTGACGGCGTATCGCAGCTCTGCAGGTCTGAAATGAATTCCTCTTCTCCGACAGTGTGGCCCCATGCCGGATTCGCCATCATGCCGAACTTGATCGGGTCTTTCTTCAGGTCATCGTCGGTAAGATCAAATGGAGCCTCATGCCAGTCGAAGAAGAACGATTCGTTCTCAAATGCTCCGGATTCGACTCGCTTGCCGTAATCGTAACGCTGCTTTCCGTAGCTCGTTGGATCGTTGCCAGCTGTCGTCACCTGGATAATCATTGGCTCTGAGCGACTAATCCCCATTCGGCTGATTCGCTTCATGAATTCCGCGTCTACAACGTGGATTTCGTCAACCGAGCATGAACCGTTCAGCCCTTCCTTTGACTGCTGTGACGCTACGTTGTCGCTGCTCAGAATTCGCATTGCCGAGTTCGTTTCGTCGACCGTGATGCTTGAGTCAGTTTTATTGATCCGCATGTAGGCTGACAACGTTGGCGATGCCTGGACCATCTTGATTGCATGGCCCTGAACAATTCTGGCCTGCTGCCCGTCCTTGGCTGCCGTGTAAACGTTCTGGCCGGGCTCACCGTCGCCATCAAGCAAGTAAAGATCCCACCACGCTACAGTCGGCGACTTCTTGTTTTTCTTCGGCTTGCCAATCAACGCCTCTCGGAATCGTCGCACTTCGCGTTTCCATCGAGCTGACATCTTGACCCAACCGAACAGACGCATTGCACAATCTGCCTGCCAGTCGCTCGCAATCAATGGTAGCCCAGCACAGTCACCTTCCCAGAGAACGAGATTGTCACGCGCCCAGTCAATCACAAACTGGCCGCGAGCTTCGTCCATGCGGCATCCGTTCGCAGCCGCCCTTTCGTCAGCTTCGTTTCTAATCCATCGTTTTGTAACTTTGTCGATTTTCATAAATGCTGTGAAATGAAAACCAAGGTTACGGCCACCCACACAAGAAACATAAACAAAACATTCTGCTTCATGTCTTTCATCATCGCTGCCGCCTCATCCTCGCTGGTGCCGTTTCTTGTGTGACGTTGACCCGTGATCGTGAAGCCGGGGTCAGACCAAATTGGCAAAGGTATCTGTGAATCTGATCCTCACATCGTGCCGCAATCTTTGAGGCTGGATTCTCATACGATCCTGATTCAGAACTTAGCGTTAGCCCCTCCCTAGCTATCTGCCGCAAGACCTCTCGCCATCGTGCGTGGATAATGCAATACGCCTCGAGTGCCGCTCGGTCTGGTGGCGTGACGACGCTCATCGATTTGAGTTCTGCGGTAATTCGCTTCCACTCTTGGCGAGCATCCTTAGTCAACCAGCTCGGACAATCGGGAATTCCGGCGGTCACTTGCGGCTCTGCCTTGTTCCTTCGCTGTGGATTCTTGGCAAAATCGCCGTGGAGAACTTTTAGAGCCGTTGGTTTTGGCTGCCTACCCATTGCCTAACTTTGAAAATTTTGTGGAAAAATGCGTTCGAGAAAAGGGCGGTTCTGCCGTTGTATGCCTCTCAACATTTTCGCCCCCTCCCGCCATGAGTTTTGCCGTTGTGGCAGGCTCTGCAAATACTCTGCAAGTTCTGCCATTCTGTCCGCTTTGGATCATCCAACCCATCGAACGGAACGACGTGGTCGACATCATCGGCAGGAGCATTTCTGCAAACCTCACACACCGGGCTTTGTTGTCGCTTCAATAGGCTCATTCGTTCCCACTCACCGCCATAACCGCGACTCTGTTTTGATCCTCGAAACTGCTCACGCTGCTTGGCTCTTTCCTTACTTCGAAATGTCTTTGGTGACGAGGGCATTAGACATCGACCCCGTGCACCTCGACCAAACAATCAACCGCATCTGTCTTGCCCGTGCTCTTCACGAACTTGACGGTAACAGTCCCGCATCCTGCCCCTGTCGTACCACCAGTCAACGTAAACGATGCGCCCTTGTTGGCTGCGATCACATAAGTGGTCGTCGTCGTATTGCCCTGCTCATCTCGTGAAGTTTGCGTGATCGTTGTTGCCCCTGTCAGCACTGTCGCTGATGCTGCCGTCATGTTTGCATCAGACGGCGTAACTGACGTGATACTGCTCACCGTTTCTGATGTGCCAAGCCGAGGAGCCAGATCGACATAGTAGGTGTCATTCGATTCGACATGCTTGCAGATGACATTGATAGATTGAACACACTCAGCCATTATCAGCCCTCGCAATCCAAACTCTGTCTTGTGGCAATGTGACGCTTAGCCTATTTGCCACCGATGCGACGATGTGCCGCTTTGCTGGTTGTGCAGTCCATCCACTGACCGGATCTGTCGCAGCAGACTCCCCCGCTCCAGCCAGCCCCCACGTCCGAAACGCAAAGCTCTGAAACGCAAACCCCCGTTGTGAATATCGTCCCTGACTCATGGCTTGCTCAGCGTTGGCGCTGTCCTTGTTCCGGTGGAGGTAAGTCCTGCCATTGCGACGCGATAATTAACGCCGAATTGAGTGATGTCGTATTGCTCCGTCAACGTTTGCGGATTCGCGACGGCCCCAGAGCTTATTGCCAAGAGCCACCCTGCAGCGTCTTGGATGTTGTCAATCTTTGTAGCAACAGCGGAGTCCAGTTCCACTGCTCCGACCTTGTCTCTGGCTTGGAACGTCGCAGTCGTCAGAGTCAGCGTCACAAACCACCTTGCCACCGGCACGGCCCCAACGAGTGCGATCAACTCATACTC